ATAAGATCATTTCTGACATGCTCGGTGATGAGGATATTTCTAGTTACATAACTGAACACAAAGTTGACAGTTCTTTACAGCTAAAAGAGCCAGTCCAGCTGCATATGCACTCGAAGTACAGCTTCACCGACTCCTTGTCATCTGTAAGTGAAATCGTTGAGTGGTGTATTAAGACTGGGACCCCAGGTTTTTCTGTAGTTGATCACGGAAATGCCGCGTCTCTATTTGAAATGACGAAAATTCCAGATATCATTAAATCTATCAATAAGAAAACTAAATCAAATCATGCAAGCGACATAGTCCAAGGTATCCCTGGGACAGGTCTATATATCAAGCATAATGAGTCTTATTTCTATTTAAATGCTTGGGCTATTTCTAATACGGGATATAAAAATATCGTCAAATTGGCCTCAGAGGGTTGGACTTCTCGAATCACAATATCCCAACAAGAATTCCCAGTCCTTTCATTAGAACAAGTTTTTGCAAAAAAGGACGGCATCGTCTTCGGCGTTCCAGGTATTAACGGTCCATTTACTGACTTAATCGTTAAGAAAAACATTTCTGGCATAAAAGATCTGCTATTACTACTCAACGATAACTTAGATATAAGATTAGAACTTGCTGCTATAGATGTCTTTAAGTATTTTGACTCTAATCTGGGATTTATGAGTTATGGCATTGAAGGTGCTAATATGCAAAAGGCCATCAACAAGATGTATTGGATATTGGCCAATACATTTAACATCAAATGTATCCCCGTATCTGATTCGCACTATCTAGACCATAAAGATAAAGTAATTCATGACTGTGTTTCTAGGAACGCATATAAAGACCAGCGCCACTTCCTAGAATCTAGGCACCAACTGAATTCTAATGAGATATACACAATACTTCAATCCCACTTAGGCAATAAGATGTCTATTAAGGATTATTTGGTTTTAGTAAATAATACTTATGACATCGCTACACTAGCTCAAAGTGTTAATATTAAGCACGATTTCCATTTGCCAAAAATTGAGATTTCACAGGCCATTAAAGATCGTGAAAGTAACTACGACAATCAGACCTACATGCACACGCTCCAAAAGATCAAAGAACACGGGCGTTGGAATAACTCACCAGAGTACGTCGAACGATTCAAAAAAGAAATTGACGTTATCATGAAAAATGAAACACTCAACTTCCTCCCCTATTTTCTAGTCTATGAAGATGTCTGTACTTTTGCTAGATCATGCGATCTATTGCAAGGTATTGCTCGGGGTTCAGCAGGCGGTTCACTCTTGTCGTACTATCTAAAGATAATTCACATTGATCCCGTTGCATCTAAACTGCCGTTTGAGCGCTTCTTATCTCATGCTCGTATTAGAACAGGTTCTTTTCCAGATATCGATCTAGATATCGCTGACCGAGCAAGACCGATGGTCATGAAATTCTTACAAGAAAAATACAAATTAGGTTTTGCACAAGTCTCTACATTTCAAAAGGTGAAGACTAAAAATGCTATAAAAGATGCAATGGCAACTCTTTATGGTCGAAATCGCAACGATTTTGAAGTCAAGACGATATGTGATTTAATTCCGGATTCTCCCCAGGGATTGGAAGAATGGGATTTTCTATATGGCTATGTTGACCAAGAAGGTATAGCTCATAAGGGCCAAATCGAATCTAATGAGATGCTAAACAACTTCTTTCAACAGCGACCTGAAATTGAAGATATGGTTAAGAGATTAATTGGCTCTATTAGAAGCTATTCTCGCCATGCTTCAGCTTTTGTTATCTCTACGATTGATCTAGCAGACGGCAGAGTGCCAACAATGATTATGACCGATAAGGACCTAGGCGATATCTTGGTCACCCAATTTGATGCTCCAATGGTCGAAAAGAGCGGTTTAGTTAAAGCTGATATCTTAGGTCTTAAGACACTAACAATGACATCAGATTGTATTAAATTGATTAAATCAAATCATAATGTAGATTTCATGGAAGAAGTCAAAGGCGTCCCATTAGTGTATCGCCTACCAGACGAGGACGAAAGAGTGTTCTCTGATTTTTACAGAAGAGATACCGATTCATCTTTTCAATTTAACTCAGGTGTTATTAAGAAGGTAGTGGCTGATTTTACACCGACTAAAAAAGAACATTTATCCATCATGACGGCCCTAATGCGCCCAGGTGCGATGGACGCTCAAATGGACATTGGAACAGTTAAGAATAGAGTGCAAATTCAGAAAACAAACGAACATGTGGAATATCTAATGTCTGCTGCTGATTTCTATATCTCAGTGAGAAAAGGCTCAAATGAGGCATTCTATATCCACCCAGATCTCGCACCAATTCTTGAATCTACTTATGGCGTAATTGTATACCAAGAGCAAGTAATGCAAATCCTTGTTGAGATTTGCGGATACTCTCTAGAAGAAACAGATACGATTCGTAGTGCTATTGCAAAGAAAAAGCATGAAGTCATTATGGAGGCATTTAAACGAATTAGGGAGTCTACGGCTCAACGAGGTTGGAGTGAAGCTCAAGCTAATGCTCTTTGCCAGCAGATTCAAGCCTTTTCTAGATACTCATTTAACAAATCCCACTCCCATGCTTATGCTGAGCTTGGATACATTACAATGTATTTGAAGCAATATTACCCACTCGAGTGGTGGTGTGGCGTACTTAACAATGAGGATGATGCAGATAAGATTCGATCATATATTGTTAAACTAGCAGACAAGGTCTCACCACCAAGTCTTACAAACCCTAGTAAACTATGGTCCATTAATAATGGTAAGTTGATTGCTCCAATTTCGGCGATTAAAGGTATTGGACCATCAGTAGTAGATGAGTTGGTTGCCAAAGGTCCATTCCAAAATATTGAGGACTACATAGAGCGCGTCAATCATTCTAAAGCAAACATTGGGGCAATGTCTGCGTTTATTAAGTCTAGGGCTGCAGACGACATGATGGACCATTCAATAGTAGACTATATTGAGCGTAGAATAGCTTTTATGAATAAGTACACTAGTCTTAGAAAAAGCAAGACTACATTCAAGCCAGAGATGTTTACAATGAACTATCTCTCAATATTTCTAAATGAGCGCGAACTTAATGGTGCTTTCAATAAGAGTCTATTATCATCACCAGATCTAACAAATATCTTATTGTCTAAGTGGCCCGGTCTTAGAAAGACTGGTAGCAAACTGATACCTCTTGCACTTGGCCGATATAATGCAGAGACACAGAATGACGACTCGACCTATATCGTGCCAGATATCAAATCTGCAGAGATGATGCTATCTAGTGGTTCTGATAAAGAGTTCGGTTTGATAGGTCTATTTCAAGAGTCGAGTTTTGCCAGTGGTATCTCTAAGAAGTCTGGAAAGCCTTGGCAAAGACTATCAGTTACTGTCTCTGACGGCTATAACACAATGGAATGCACTTGGTGGGATAGAACAAAGCCACTTAGATTTGAAAAGAACTCAGTTATCTTCCTGAGAGGCATATTCAAACCAGGATGGAGAACGCCCGTCTCTATGCAAATAAAAGAGATTGAACGGGTAGAATAACCGCACACACCTTAGGAGGACCTATGTCAACAAGATTTACAGTCGTAAAAGAAGAGCCAAAAGATTTGGCAAAAGATACTTATATTATAAAAGCCCCTGATTTTTTAGAAGAAATTAAATCTAATAAAGGCCGTGAACCTCGCGGTGGTCACACTGCATCTACACACTTACGCTATATCGTAGGAACGATTGGTGCTAAGTATGATGCAGCGCTTGGTGCCTACTCCGTTAAGCCCCATCTATATGAGGGACGTAAATATGACTCAGATGTAGAACTATCTACGGTTGTCATCGAAATGCTCCAATCCCAATATCCAAAAATCTTTGAAAGCTATCTAGATCATAAAATTAAGCAACGTCCACCTAATACTAAGTTGATTTATTTCGTAGGCGGATACGACCATCTATCTCCATTTATGGCTAATGGGATTAGTGTAATTGATGAAAGCGATGTTGAAGAATTGCTGAATCTAAAGTCACAAAAAAAATCTAAAGCATAATATTTTTCCAAACTAAAGATGCCCTAGTTTTACTCAAAAGACTAGGGCATCACTGTATATAATTCATTTTTTGTATAATTTATTTATGCAGATTGTGGTATAATTAAACTGCCAATGTTTGGCCAATAACTATCTATGGAGTATATCTATGAGTGCAAAAATCAAATTGAATCTCGAATCCCTAAAAGCTCGTCGTGAGTGGAAGCGTCACAAAGTGACTGACGGACATAATGTGTTCCGCATCTTGCCTCCATTTGGAGAAACCTCTAATGGCTATCCATACCGCAAATGGCAAATCATTTGGGGTCTTAATAACCCAGAAGATGGACGTATGCGCCCTTATGCATCGTCAATGACCTCAGAAAAAGCATGCCCAGTTACTGAGTATACCAATCAACTTAAAGAAAAACTAGACACCCTTCGCGCTAAGCTTCAGACTGCAGGTACTGCAGAAGAAACTATCAAAGAGCGTCTTGCTGCACTGTCTAAACTTATTGGCGATTTGTCTCCAAAAACAGTTTACATCTATAACGCTGTAGATAAGGCAGGAGACGTTGGTCTTCTTGAGCTTAAATCTACTGCTCATAAGAAAATGAAAGCAGAAATGCTAGACTATGTTAGGGTATATAACCAAGATCCAACATCTCTAAACTCTGCCGACAACGATTCAGGTGTTTGGTTTGACGTTATTCGTACTGGTCTAGGTCGCGATACTGAATATGACGTCAAGAAATGTCAAATTCGTGTTAAAAATGAAGCAGGAAAACTGTCGTTTGAAGATGATCGTGCCGCGCTTACCGATAGCGTAGTAGATTCTTTTGATGATCTTGCTTACAATCTGTCTACCGTATACCAAGTCAAGACATATAAAGAATTGAAAGAAATTCTTGATGCCAATATGAATGACATCATTCGTGCCATTCCAGATGCTGATCTAAACGCGTCTATGTCGGTTCTGGCCGTAGTACCAATGACTAAAGCTAAACCAACAGCTAAAGTAACACTTAAGATCGAAGATCCTGAGGATTCTGAAGACGACGCTCCTTTCGCACAAACACCAGTGCGTGCTGCTACACCAGTAGTTAAAAAAGCTGCGCCATTAGTCACACACGACGAAGATGATTTTATTAAACAAATGGAAGCACAACTTCTTAAATAAAGGGCAAATCAATGAGCGAATTACAATCAGTTGATGTAACCGCTCTTGCCCAGTACCTAGACAAAGTCGGACAAATATCTACTGTAAGTAGGGTAATGGGTCCGACTTTGTTGAGGGATCTTATTGAAGGGCAAGATGTTGCTGGTGCGTTATTGGCTAGGGCTATTCGTGAAGAAGGCAAGGCAAAAGCCCGTCTTGATCATGCTAGGGCCGTAGCATACCTAGAGAGAGCCGCAGAGTACTTGAAAGATCGCAGTGTTAAAGATACCAGCGAAGCTAGAAAGATGTACACAGACATCGATCCTGATGTTATGAAGGCTCTAGATTACAGAAGCATGACAGAAGCAATGGTTGCACTATTGAAAAATAAACTTAGCATTATTCGCCAAGCTCACGACGATCTAAAAAAGATTATCTATGGCGATAATAATGGAACAAATTGGGATGGTATGTGAAGAAGGTCATTCACGGCAAAAAGACATCGATCAGTGTAGTTAAGGATTGGGCTGTTTCTTTAGGTGGAGAATTACTCTCTACTGAATATGGAAACGCATTATCTAAGTTAGACTGGCGATGTGCTTTAGGTCATGAGTTTAAAACTACCTTTAATCATGTTAAAAACAGAGGACAATGGTGTCCAGTTTGCGGAAGAGAAAAAGCATACAGATCTCTTATTATAAGAATGTCTACGCAGGAAGCTAGAGATAAAATAAGTAGAGGACACTTAAAACGCCTTGATTTATTAAGTAAATATACTGGTAAGTCGCAAAGAAAAATAGCTTCTTCTATAAGAGACCATGTAACTGGCCTAATTCGCAACCCGAAGAAACACAAAAGTATTCTTCCCTTATTAGGCTGCTCAATAGATGAATTTAGGTTACACTTAGAATCAAAGTTTCAGCCTAATATGACTTGGGAAAACCGCGGTTTTAAAGGTTGGCATATAGATCATATTAAGCCTCTCGCTGACTTTGATCTAACTGATTCTAATCAACTAGAATCTGCTTGTCACTATACAAACTTGCAGCCATTATGGTGGCGAGAAAATTTGGTAAAATATTGTTATTAAAGGAGATTATATGAGTAAATGGTTAACACGCCTCACAAATGACTTCGGTGTAATTGCAGCAACGCTTGATGCTAAATTGCCACCGGTAGTTCCAACTAGATCCCCATCACTTAATTGGGCAACAAGCATCGGTGGATTCCAACCTGGGAAGGTATCCGTATTATACGGACCCGAAAGTTCAGGTAAAAGTCTACTTGCGATGATGGCTGTTGCTGACGCTCAGAAAAAAGATGCTGATGCTATCTTTATCTGGTTCGATGCAGAATTTTCTTTTAACTTAACATTGTTCACTAAAATTGGTGGCGATGCTAAGCGGTTAATTGTTCGTAAATCAAATGACCCTTTGAAAATATTCGATTACATTGGTGGTGAAATGTTGGAGGCTCTACAAGAAGGAGCTCCAATCAGAGGTATTGTTATTGACTCTATCAAGGCCATCAGGTACCCTAAAGAAACCAATATGAAGCAGACAACAGACCAAAAGATGGGTGGAACAGGTGCATCATACTTACCATCTACCCTGAAACTAGTTGTTCCTGTAATTGCGCAGTACAACCTGCTCACATTCTTTATTCAGCAAGTAACCATGGAAATCGACCCAATGAAAGCATTGCGTAATCCTTACGTTATTACAGAGGGACGTGCACTTAAACATGCTGCTGACTTGATGCTTGAGATTGTTAAGCTAGACACAAAGAATGGCATTATTGAATCTGGTGAAACTATATCTGGAGCAGCTCAACAGACTGGCCATAAGGTCAGAGTGAAAGTTAAGAAGAATAGATTAGGTGCACCCGCTAGGATGGCTCAGTTTACATACCATTATGATAATGGTATTGTAGACACTGCTTCAGAGATCTTTGAACTAGCTAAATCCTTAGGAGTAATCTTTCATCCAAAGAACCCTGAGACTGGCAAAGAGAACGTCCAGATGTGGGCATTCGGAGGTATGACTCCAATTCGTGGAGAGGCTAATATGAAAGCGGCAGTATTAACTTCTGCCTCCCTACAGCAAGAGATTCTAACTAAATGCTATGACGCTAAAGATGCACCTGTTCATCTGGACGCAGATGGTGTAGTTCAAGAAGATCTAAGTGATATTGACTTAGGTATGGATTTGTAATGTTTACTCTAGAAGAGTTGCTTGTCAGGCCAAATGACGATATACCTTTATTAATTGAAAAACGAGCAACTCTCTTTCTCTCCAAGTTATCTCACGAAGCTACTACCATCTATATGTCGCCAGATGTATATACATTATTGTTGAAGCAACACTACAGTATTGGTTATAAGGGCGGATTGCATGGAGCGATAGCATCGTCCCATCCCATGAACGTATGGCGGACTACAAAATGCGATTATATGTTACAAGTTCTTTGGCATACACAGAACCTCTTAATGCTAGCAGACAAGACTCAGTATGATCTGTATTTGTATAATAATGGTATGCCAG